ACTGTTATTGGGTTGGGATAATCTAGCAATAGAAGAACAACTCAAAATGAAAAGAAATAATATCAAACAGATTGTACATAGTATCTTTAAGAAGTTTGGTGTAAACTCAAGACCAGAGTTATTGGCTAAGTACATACCTCACATTGTTATTCAAAGAGAAGAGAGAAAACTACATGGATAAGAGTAAAGAGTTATACGACATTGTATTGTATTCAATAGAAGATAAAGTTAAATATCTAAAAAAAGGTTTAAACCTTTCTCAAGCTACTGAGTACATGAACAATCATAAGACCATACCGCACACCATGATTGGTTTAATACCACATAATAGTCTTAAATGCCCTACTTGCGGTAAAATATCTGAGGGTCATAAAAGATGTTAGAGAATAAAGATAAAGGAACATTTTTATATCACACTAGCTGTGAATTGTGTGGAAGTTCAGATGCACACGCTCGTTACGAGCAGTCAGATGGCACAATAAATGGAACTTGTTTTTCTTGTGGGGTATTTCACAAATCAAGTACAGCAGAAGTTGTACCAATCAACAAACAATATAAGGCTAGTAAAATGAAAACAATAGAGGAGATTAAACAGCTACCGATATTAGCTATACCTGACAGAGGAATTTCAGAATCAACAGCAAAGAAATATGGTGTCAGAAGCAGTCTATCAGAAGCTGATGGTAAGACTATTACTCATATTTATTGTGGAGATACTTTGGGTGGTAAGTTAAAAGGTTTTGAGTGTAAAGAAACAGCAAGCAAGCAGTTCAGTTCTATTGGTGATAGGAAAGGAGAGCTTGATTTGTGGGGCAGTTGGACTTGTAATGGTGATACAAAATTGTTTATCACTGAGGGTAGATTAGATGCAATGGCACTTCATCAAACCATAGAAAAATTTAATGGAGAAAAGTACAAGAGTTTTAAACCTTGTGTTGTTAGTTTGACTAGAGGTGTAAGCAATGCAGTTAAAGATTTACTCAATAACAAAGAACTATTATCCAGATACAAGGAAGTGGTGCTGGTTTTTGATAATGATGAAGCAGGTAAGAAAGCAGTGAAGGATTGCTTGAAGGTATACCCATTGTTTAAGTCAGCTAACTTACCATTAAAAGATGCAAATGAAATGGTTTTACAGGATAGAGCTAGAGAACTTTTTACAGCTTGTGTATACAATGCCAGTGTTGTAAGACAGGGTGAAGTGGTAGATGTATCTGACATCATAGAGAGTGCTATGCTTAAGCCACAGATGGGTATTAGTTTTCCGTGGGATACAGTTACTAAGGCTTGCTTTGGTATCAGACCCCACACTATCCACTGTGTAGGTTCAGCACCTAAGATTGGGAAGACAGACCACCAGCACCAGCTAGTACACCACCTTGTGTATAATGAGAAGGTCAAGGTAGGTATGTTTGACCTTGAGAATAGTCCAGTCAAGACAGCTAAGAAGTTAGCTAGTAAGCAAGCAAAGAAGGATTTTACTAGACCTGATACAATCTACGAGGACAGTGAGCTAAGACAAACACTTGAAGGATTAGATGGTAAGGTTAGGTTCTATGACAGGGCAGGGTCAAGAGATTGGGAAGCAATACAAACCGCTATCACTGAGATGCACTTACTTGATGGTATTAATATCTTTATGATTGACCCCATGACTACACTAGTTCAGGGGTGTGATGCTAGTCAAACTAACACTGAGCTAGGTAAGATATGTAGTGCTTCTGCTGACTTAGTATCTGTTTACCCTATCACTATATTCTTTTACTCTCATGTAAACCCCAAACCTAAAGGCAGTATGCCACACGAGAAAGGTGCTAGGGTTTATAGCTCTGAGTTTTTTGGTAGTAGGTCAATGGAAAGGTTTTTTCACTATGGTCATGGTATCAGTAGAGATAGAAGTGATGAATGTCCAGATGATAGAAAAAATATGTCAGAGTTCTATATGTTATTTGACAGGGATTTTGGTCAGTCGTACACTTGTGATGTATACTTTGATGAGAGTACAGTAACTTACCTAGAACCTATGAGAAGGAGTTGGTGATGGCTGAATATGTATTTGATATAGAGGCAGACTCATTAGATGCTACCAAGATACATTGCATGGTAGTCAATGGTGAAGAAGTTGATAAGACTTTCTTTGAGAACCTTACACCCAAAGATAATTTGATAGGTCACAACATCATACGCTATGATATTCCAGTATTAGAGAGGTTGTTAGGCATAAAGATTAAAGCTCAACTGATTGATACCCTAGCCCTGAGTTGGTATCTGTTTGATGTGAATAGGCATGGGCTTGAGCAGTGGGGTGAGCGTTTAAACATTGAGAAGCCAACCATTACTGATTGGGAGAACTTAACAAGAGAAGAGTACATTCACAGGTGCAAAGAAGATGTGAAGATTAACACCAAGCTATGGGGATTACAGAAGTCTTTGTTGATTAAGATTTATGATGGTGACTACCAACCATTGGTTCGTTACCTTTCATTCAAGATGAAGATGGGTATGCTCCAAGAGAAATCAAAGTGGAAGCTAGATGTAGATAAAGCTAACACCTTACTCAATGAGTTAGAGTTAAAGAATGAGCAAGCAATCAATGAACTATCTAAAGTTATGCCTACAGTTCCTAAGATAGCAAAGCGTAAAAAACCCAAGCTCCCTTTCAAACAAGATGGAAGTTTATCTGTGGCAGGTGAGAGGTGGAAGGTCTTAGCAGAAGACAATGGGTTTACTATTGAGTACGACCACGAGATTGAAGAAGTAGTAGGTCAGGACGAACCTAACCCTACTAGCAGCAAGCAGGTCAAGGACTGGTTATTTACTTTAGGTTGGCAGCCTATGACATTTAACTTCGTAGAAGATAGGGAGATACCACAAGTAAAAACTAAAGATGGTGAGTTATGTAAGTCTATTAAGAAGCTATCCCTACTACACCCAGAAGTATTGGTGCTTGAAGATATGGCAGTAGTTAAACATAGGATAGGATTAGTTAAGGGTTTACTAAAGAATGAACAAGATGGATATGTCATTGCTGCAATACAAGGCTTAACCAATACCTTGAGGTTTAAACACGCTGTCTGTGTCAACTTACCTAGTGCAAGAAAGCCCTATGGTTTAGAGATAAGAGGCTTACTTACATCTCATGATGATAAAGAGTTATGTGGTAGTGATATGTGTAGCCTAGAATTTTTTGTACTCTGTCACTATATTTGGGAGCATGACAAAGATTATGTACTTGAAATGTCTAAGTCAGATTTTGACCCACATCTTGACCTTGCATTAGCTGCTGGTGCTATCAGTCAACAAGAGATGCAAGATTATAAAGATGGTAACAAGACTGATGCTATATCTCAAACTCGTTTTAATTTCAAAGGGGGTAATTATGCCTTACAATATGGAGCGGGTATTAAAACGCTCAGTAAACAGTTGAGTATTACTATGAAGGAAGCTAAAGTTATATCTGAAGCGTACTGGAAAAGGAACTGGAGTGTTAAGGCTGTTAGCGATAGCATGATAACTAAGGAAGTTAAGGGTAGGACTTGGCAGTACAACCCAGTGTCTAAGCTGTGGTACTCATTAAGAAGTGACAAGGATAAGTTCTCAACTTTATGTCAGGGTACAGGTACTTATTTGTTTGATGCGTGGGTGGGGTTCATCTTAAAAGAAAGAGAGCAACTAACAGCTAACTTTCATGATGAAATAATATTAGAAATAGAGAAAGGTAACAGAGATAAATGTAAAAAACTTTTAGAAAAAGCTGTACAAAAAGTAAATAGTATGTTAAGTTTAAACCGAGAGTTGCAAGTTGATGTACAATTTGGTAACAATTACTCAGAAATACATTAAGGAGATTAAGATGGGTATTGAAAGATTAACAGTAAAAACATCTGGTGGTGACAAGCTCACCTACGATAACTTAGAAGCAGGAGAGTACGAAGCAAGGTTAATTTATGTTGCGTCTTTGGGTATGCAAAAGCGTACTCCATACAAAGATGGAAAAGAACTAAGTAACTGTCAGCAAATTGCATTATGTTTTGAAGTGCTTGGTTCAACTGTAGAGTTGAATGGTGAAACACAGCCAAGAACTCTTTGGACTAATTCAATTAATATTTTTTCTAACATGAGTAGTATGGGTAACGAGCTACCAATGTACAGAGCATTTGTTCCTACTGCACCAGAAGACTCTTTACCTGATTGGGAAGCACAGTTAGGTAAACCAGTTAATATTACTGTGGGTCAGAAAGAAAGTAAAGGAAGGTTGTTTGACAAGATAACAAATGTTTCTGCTATACCTTTAAAGTATCAAGATAAAGTACCAGAAGCTGTTACAACCGAGTTTTCTGCTGGTGGCTCTGAAGAACTTGATTCACCTGCTATTAAAAACTTGAGGGGGTATCAGAAAACAGCCCACGAAAATCGTATCAGACAAAACACTACTCCTACTAAACAACCACAACCAGTAGTAGAAGAAGAAGTTTTTGATGATGCTGTTCCGTTCTAAGTGAAAGCCCTCATTGATGGTGACATCATTGCCTATCGCATAGGCTTTGCTTGTCAGAAAAAGGATAAGGAAACAGGGTTGGTTACGGCTGACCCTAAACCTTATGCTCTCCATTCTACTAAGCTCTATGTCAATCAGATAATAGAGGACTGTGGCTGCAACAG